GCCTGTAGCCGACCCACCGGCGAACACAAACGCCCCCCTGACGCGGTTGTCTTCCTCGTCGGCCAACTCTGCCAAGCGGCTGAACTTTGCCACTGACGAGGCCCACAGATCGTCGGCGCACTGTATAACGTCGGCAACATCCACCGGCACTTCGTCGGGGTTGTCCATCGCCAAGAGATTGGCGCGAACGGTCTTGTCAATGGAGTACTTAGGCTCGCCATCCTTGTAGACGATCATCAGCTTCAACGCTTCAGGGCCGACCCTATCCATGACCCATTCACGCATACGAGGGCTGCGGACAGACGTGATAGCACCCTTGGTGATCTCGGTAACACGCCGCTGAATATCTTCCAGTTCAGCACTGGCGTAGCGCATAGCCGCCTCGGCCAAGGGCTTGTCCAACTGCACGCCTCGGTCGTTGATACGCTCATTGACGTGGTAGTCGCGCAACTCGTCATCCGACAGATCCCGCATCGCCTTGCTGAACGCCCGCATAGCGCGAACGTCCTGCTCGCAATAGGCAATCATCTCGGCCATCAGCGCAGGATCTTCGTTGAACGTACCGTCTGCGCGGGGGATCGACAGGGCGCGGATCAGTTGGTTGCCTCGGTGATCCTTCCGCATACTTGCGCCGGAGAACCGACCGACATCCTCAAGCGAACCTGGAGCGCAGTTGGCGCGGGCTTGCGTCGCTGTGCAGTAGAACTGCTCAAGCGGTATGTTGATCTGCAACGGATACCAAAAGACAAGACGCTCGAAAGCAGCGTTATGTGCGCGAATTTGTCCCTTATACCCGCGCACCTTAATCGGGAAAAGCTGATCAGGCGTCCATGTGCGGACTTCCTCATCATCAAAAGCGTAGGACATACACAAGACTTCTGTCGAACTATCTTGCGCATAGTTATACACGCCGCGTGATCTCAGATCACAACGGCTCCGCGTCTCAAAATCAAGCCAGAGCATAGTTCCACCCAGAAAAGAGGGGCGGCCTTGCGACCGCCCCGTTGCATCAAGCTGCCGCCGGGCGGCGACGGCGACCAGTAGGCTCAAGATCCAACTCAGGCTCTTCATCCGCAACGACTGGTTCAGCCGCGCCATCCATACCGACCCACTTCACGACCTTGAACACAGGCGTGAAGATGCGACCGTAGGACTTGTGCTGATAGTGTTCCTTGTGCAGGTTAACCACCGGCACAGGCTTCGACACGTCGGCGTCTACTTGCGTAGCAATAGCCGCCGCCATCTCCTGAACCGCACGCTTGCCGCCGACCGACGTGGTAGCGAAACGCACTTCCATGTCCTTGTCTTCGCCATCCAAGCACTTCAGAGACATACCGACTTGCGTCTCCCAACCGCGCTTTGCCATAGGCGGCGCATCGTCCATCTCAGGTAAAGGTTGCGTGATCGGAACCATCTTCTCACCCAATACGTCGCCTTCGCCCCACGCAATAAACCCGTGAATGAAAGAGTACGGATTAACGGCCCAAAGAGAACCGGTTTCAACTTCGGTCTGGTCAGCGCCGAAGACCCAATGGCCTGTCTTGTCCATTTTCAGGATGACAGAACCGCTTGACACACCCGTGTCCAGTGAGCGCAACGCCGCGCTCAGGCTCTGAACTGAAGGAAGGTTAACATTAGCAAATCCAACTGCATTAGACATTATCAAATCCCTATTTTACTAAGGGCAGCACTGAGTTGCTGCCCGATGAGAACGGCACTGGGTCGAGGGTCATCCTCGCTTGCCAGTGTATTACCTGACGAGATTGAGACAACTAATCCTTCCGGCATTTCGATAGCCCGCTTTTTAAGCAGTTTCTCTACTTTGGCCGGCGAGAGAAGAGAACTCTCAACCACTTCAGATTCGTCGAGGATGTTGAGAAGCACGCGCTTGGCGGCGTCCTCACTCACCCATTGTCTTGTGCCGCGCTTGGCGACCAGTTTGTACCCAGGTATCGTGTTACCGCGTTCCAATGTACTAAGTGCCAGATTTCTCAAATCCTTAATCCAGTCTTCGAGAAGATCCGCATTAAGAAGATACGCGCCGATTAGTGTATTGTCCAGAGCGTCGAACTTGGTCTTGAGCGCTCTATCCACAGCTCCCGTGAACATAGGACAGGTCGGCTTGGCGGCGCACCACCGGCAGTGGTCGCCGACGTTCAACTCGGCGTCGGGCAGTTGCGCCTTCTTGACCGCACGGGTGAGTTCAATCTCAAACTGCGCGATGCGCTCAGGTGTCGTCGTCCAGCGGCTGACGCCTCTGGTCGGCTGAATTATGATGCACTCGATTGCTGTGGCTCCATCAAACACCCACTTGACCGAGGGTGTCCGCATAGCGGCTGCGGCGTAGAACATGAGTTGCGGGTTTTCTTCTGCCGTAACCAGAACCCCGTCGCCAAACTTCCAGTCGATAACGTAGGCTGTGTCCCCAATTCGCCCCAACAAATCTGTTGAGCCAAACACACCGGACAGTGCCTCATTATCAAAACTGACGTTTGTCTCGACGGCGATGTCCATCTTTCCTTCTGGGTCAAGTTCATCCAACGCCTTAATCGCAGGAAGAAGTTTTTCATGCAGAAGATCCTCGGTCAGCGTTTGCGCCTCATATGTACGCCCGATAAATTTGTCGGGCTTCGTGCCGTGTTCGAGATACTCGGCGATCAATGTATGCAGAAGAGTACCCTCGTCCGCGTAGGTGCTTGACGGCTTTGGCGGCATCTTCTCGCATAGTGCCACTGAACCCGGACAGGCCATGACGCGCTTGGCGGTAGAGCCGCCGACAACATTACTGTGCTTCATCTTATTTTCTCCGTTTGAGATATCCACATTAACATCACATAAACTGTTGTCAAACAATTTTTAATGGCTTATACAACAAAATATGGAACGCGACGTAGAACACTATTTTAACTGGGCGGTCGAGCGCATGGGCGGTCGGTCGTACAAGTTCGTGTCCCCGGCGCGGCGTGGTGTGTCAGACAGAATAGCTTGTCTGCCAGACGGCTCGACATGGTTCGTCGAGTTGAAGACCAAGGGCGGCAGACTATCGCCGCTTCAGGAACTCTTCGCCGCCGAGATGCAACGGCTTAACCAGAACTATGCGTGTCTGTGGACAATTAAACAGGTAGACGAATGGAACTCCGACCGTATCAAAACGAAGCCGCCGACTTCCTCTTCGCTAACGACAGAGCGATGATCCTTGCGCCTGTGGGCGCGGGTAAGACGGCGGTTACGTTGACAGCATTGCAGGACATGATCCGGCACGGTCACATCAACCGTGTGCTTGTCCTTGCGCCGCTGCGCGTGGTCAAGAAGGTCTGGCCTGTAGAGCGGCCTCTGTGGGCCATTAACCTCACAATGTCATTGGCGGTCGGGACGCCTAAGCAACGGTTGCAGGCGTTGCAGGCCAACACGCACATCGTCGTGACGAACTACGACAATCTGCAATGGCTGGCGCTTCAGAAGTTGAACTTTGACGCCATAGTGTTTGACGAGCTGACGCGGCTCAAGAACCCGTCAGGCGCACGGTTCAAGGCGCTCGCCAAGGTGATCGAACCCATGCGCGTCAGGTGGGGCTTGACGGGCAGCTTCACGTCAAACGGGCTTGAGGATGTATTCGGGCAATGCAAGATCGTTGACCAGAATTTGCTGGGCCGCTCGAAGGGCGCGTTCATGCAGCAGTACTTCATCCTGATGAACAAAGATTACAACGAGTGGATACCGCGCAAGGGTTCGCTTGAGAAAGTTATGGCACGCATCAAGCCCGCGACGTTTGTGCTTGAGCCAGGCGAGTATAGTGACACGCTACCGCCGCTCCACGTCGTCGAGATGCGGTGCGACATGGATCGTAAACATTACGAGAAGATGAAGAAGGATCTCGTTCTTGAATACAACAACACCAAGATAATCGCGGCCAACGCCGCTGTTGTGTCGGGCAAGTTGCAACAGATGGCGTCGGGGTTCGTGTACAAGAGCGTTACCGAGGCGACATCAACGCCGGGCAAGTTCAAGACGGCCAAGACGCCGTTTTGGTTCTCGACGCACAAGTTTGATTTGCTTGACGAGTTGTTGCAGGAGAACCAACACGCGCCGACAATCGTGGTGTACACGTACCAAGAAGAATTGGCAGAGTTGAAGCGCCGGTATCCGAAGGCGCTTACGCTTGACGACGACAACGCTATAGAGCGGTGGAACTCCGGCAAGGTTGAACTGCTGTTCGTCCACCCGAAATCCGCAGGGCATGGCCTGAATTTACAGTACGGTGGGTCGCATATTGCGTTCTTGTCGTTACCCCGCGGGTCGCTGGAACTATACGAGCAGACGGTCGGGCGGTTGCACCGTAGCGGGCAGAAGCACGATGTGTGGTGCTACATCTTTATAACGAACAAGACGGTAGACGAGGGGATCTGGGCGGGGCTTCACGATAGACGGGCGCTATCCGACATAGCGATTGAGGAGTTAAGATGCGCATAGAGAATTGGGTTGTGCTGAACAGCAAGTTGATGTCGTACACCGAGGACGAACTGAGAATGTTGATTGACTACGAGATCGACAACGACAGGCGGCCTACGTTCATCGTCAGGTTGCACCAGAGGTATTGCATCCTGCGTAACACGCGGGAGCGCGTTGAACTGTTGGAGAAGTTGAAATGAGGCATTGCGACCCCGTGACGATGGATCACATTATTGAACTACGCAAGCGCGTGGCGCTTCTGGAGAAGCAACTTGAGAACGCGCTGTCGTATGTCAGGCCGTTGTTTGAGCAACAGCGGAAGTATTTAGAAGAAGAAAAATACAAGCCTTTATATGATAAAACATACGCGGAGAAAGAGTAATGGATATCGTTGAACGATTGAGAGATTGGAATAAGTTTGGTGTAAGCAGGGGGGATTTTGTAGCGTATTCCCATGAAGCCGCCGACGAGATTGAGCAGTTGCGGAATGCGGTAAAAGTGCAAGCCAATGCTGTTCGGATACTTCATGAGGCTGAAATGTCTGAGTTAAATCTCTTACGGAAAAACGCGCAAGAAGCGCATACCGCCAAAGCGACATTAGACAGCGAGCGTGAGGCCAATAAGATACTGACCGACGAGATTGAGCGGTTGCGGGGAATGTTAATATTTGCGCTCGATGGTCTTGATGAATATTGGGTTACGTTCCCAGAAGGTGTTGAACTGGTTAATCAAATTAAAGCCCTTATCCCCGCATCCGCGCTCGACGTAAACAAGGAGTTGCTGGAGGCGGCAAAAGCGGCAACCACTTACTGTGAAGAAATTGCAACGTTGGGCAGTAAATACGGAACTTTGCAAGGCCCAATTGTGTCTGACGCACGAAGTATCGCAAGAGGGTTGAATGAAGCCATCGCAGCGGCAGATTAAAGCCCTTCAACAAAAGGAGAAAGAGTGATGGATATCGTTGATCAATTAAAATACGCAGGTGACCATGTATTGTTTGTGCCGCATTTATACCACTCAGCCGCCGACGAGATCGAGCGGTTGCGGGAAGAAAATAACGATTTGAAATCTGCTCTTAGGAATGTGCTATTTGCTGAAGTTAGTCATGTAAAAGTGACAGAGTTCACGAAGGAGAAAGAGTGATGGATATCGTTGAGCGGCTGCGATTATTTGCCTCGGCAATGAAAGATGCTCCCACCGCTATCATTGACGATAGCGCTCTTAGGAGAGCCGACGAGATCGAGCGGTCGCGGGAAGCACTGCAAGAAATTTATGAAGTGTATGCTGGGTCTGAGGGAATACCTCAACCCATGACCGCAGCAGAAGGGTATTTGTTATTTCTGCTCAAGAAAACTGCGAAGATTGCACAAGACGCACTGAAGAAAGAGTGATGATCCTTCAACTGTCCCCCACACTGCCAATGATTACCCCGAAGGGTAAAGCACTGGCGCACTTCGTAATTGACTACGGCGAAGAGCATCACCTGATGTGGGTGTGCGTCCAAGAGACGGGTGAGATATGGACTTGGGCTAACCCCGAAGTCCGCGTCCAGAGCAACCCGTCGTTCAACCGACCATCTTGAACGCTATCTCTTCCGTCTCGGCTACGCGCCTGCCCCAACCCTTGCCAAATGTACCCCATGTCGGCAGGGCTTGCAGGAACTCCAAGCGGCGCTCGCAGATCTTGGTTGCCAGTTCACGCGGGTTCATCTTCGCTACAGCGGCAAGTGTAGCAGGGCCGATAGCGCCATCAGCAGCCACACCGCAAGCAGTTTGAAGAAACTTGCTGGCACGGCCAGTACCAGAATTAATAGCAAGATCAAAAACAGCAAAGTCCACCCCATGCGGGAGGTCATCGCAGCGGCACTTGTCCCAGTATTTCTTCTTGTAGAGCGGGGCGACGTCGGCAACTGTGAGGGCTCTGATGTCATCTTTGGTTACCTCATGGCCGACCCATTCTTCCCAAACTTTCTTGGTGGCGCCTAAATTTGTTGCTCCCCCTGGGTCTTTGGGGTGATCGACATACCCCCCTTCATGTTTCAAGACATGGGCGAGGCACTCTTCAAAATTATCTTTCATCGTTTATTCTTTCGGTGTCGAGTTGTACAGCATCTTGTCTTTTGTCATGTCCGACGCAGAAGCACCAAAGTAAAAAGCCATTACGCCAGACCACCCCGCAGTGAGCGTGCCGAGCAGCATGAGCAAGATCTCGCTACCGTTCATTGGCAGGCCGCCGTAAAGCACCCATCCGATAATCCCGAAATATCCCCCGGTAATAAACAAGGCCAGCAATCTGGGCAGCCAGTCGCGTGTCTCGCGCTGCATCTCGCGGGCAGACTTACGGTCGTCCACCGCAAGCGCCGCCAAGTCAATGTCCAACGACTTCATCTGGACTTTGAAATCCGCGTCGATCTTCTTGACCGTTGCAAGTTGCTCAGGCGAGGCGGTGCGGAGTGCCGTTTGCAGATCATCCTCAGAGCCGTCCTCGTTGCCGAGCAGGGCCAGCGACAGCGCCTTCGTTGCCATGCCCGCTAGTGGGCCGCCCAAGGCTGTTGCCAGAGATGGCGCGACTGAGCCGAGTAGCGGCCCAAATGTTTTAAGAAGATCCATCGTCCTTACCTCCAGTAGATTTAGATCCCAACATAATACCCGACAGCGTGCCTGTCAGAAATGTCGCGATTGGGGCGATTAACTTGAAAAATTCCTGATCGTTTGGAGCCTGTCCATCAATCGGCTGCACGACAAATATCAGGCTGTACAAGACAGCGAACACAGTACCCGTCAGTGTCAGGCAAAGGCTGACCCCGATGATAAACTGCAAGAGAGCGTGGAGTTCATCCTCTTTGATCCTCATCTTGCGACGGCTCCGCATGGATTTCTTTTTAGTGTGTCTGCGGAACAAGTTCCAGAGGCGGTGCAGATGGGCGGGTTGCACTCCGGCGCGTCCCAGTTCTTAGGGTCTTGGCACGGGTAACGATAGCGGTCTTCGCACCCTGACAGAACCAAAAATGCAACCGCCATCAGGTATCTCATTTGTGCGCAGTCAGGTAAACGAAGAGTGCAAGACCGAGAGCCATAACAATGACGCCCAAGAACATCCACGCGCCTAAGATAAGTTCAGCTTGGCGTTCCTCGGCTTCTTTCTGCGCAATAGCGGCCTGACGCACGGCCTCTTTACGCATTTCCGTTACTTCCTTCTGAATGGAAGTCCACGCTGCAAGGCCGTACGCCCCTACAAACAGGTTCTTGGTGTCGAGCTGCAACTGCTGCGCCTTGGCCCGCAAAGCGTACAATTTTATTGCTTCAGCTTCATATTCTGCTTGACTTTGGAAAAGTTTCTTCTTCCGATTTCCAGAAGTGAGTTGCGTGATTTGCGCTATTCTTGCGAACAAACTGCCAACGCGCTCTACAACGTCTATGGCTTCGTGGCCCGCATCCGTCGCTGACTTGATTCCATTATAGATGGCCGTTGCGCCTGCCAGCAGCGTAAAAGGATCCATTTACTTATCCGCTTTGTTTTCAAGCCGCTCAAAGATTTGCCGGCAGATGTCTTTCAGTTCTTTGACGCCTTCTTGAAACTCATCTTTGCGAATGTAATTTGACGGTAGCGCAACCTCAATCGTGTGCAAATCTTTCCGCAGTTCTTTCACCGCGCCCCAAAGCTCACGCGCCAACCAGCCCATCCCCGCTATGATGATCGCACCGCCAAGATTGATAAGGGTCTGCGTGTCCATTACTGCGCCGCCAATGCGTTCTGGTTGGTAGATGGCGGTGCAAGCATATTAGGAACCATGCCAATACCTGTCCCGGCTTGTGCAGCGCCAAACGTAGCTATGCCCCGCGCTAGTGCTTCTTTGAACCAATTTAATTTAAACTCAGCCGGTTCACGCATTGCGCGGAGTTGTTTTTCAAGACCATTGATAAACGCACGATCAACAAGCCCGCTTTCCAACATAGGCTCAGTTATTTGCTTAAGCGCGTCTTCTCCAGAAAACGATTTAGGCGACCGTTCAGCAATGTTGGCGATATGTTGTGAAACTGCTTTAGCAAGAAGCGTACGGCCTTGTTCTGAGCCTTGAAGCGCGTCGGCTACGTTTACCCAATCGCTCATCTTGTTGCTGCTCAAAAGCTGTGCAATGCGCATTTCAGGTGCGGCATCGCCTACAATATCCGCTAACTTATTTTTGCCGCCAAGCCGTATGTTTTCAGCTTCTGCTAACTTATTTGCAAGCGCTGCATCCGACTGCTTCTCCATACCTTTAGCAGTGCCGGTAAGTCCTTTAGAAACATCGCCCGCTCTTTCAAGTTCGTCAACGTAATCAACTGCTTTTTGAAGCACAGGCTTAAGTTGCGGCGCGGACAGAAAATCCGAGTTCTTTTCCAACCAAGCGCGGGCTTCAACGCCCGTTTTGCCGCTCAATTGTTTGGCAAGATAATTAGACGCCGTAGTAAGCACCAGATCAGGGTCTTGCGTAAGCGCCTGCAATTGTTCCACGCCAGTGCGGCTACCAAAAAATTTAGCCGGGATGTCTTTAGCATCGCCAACAAACATCTCAGGTGCTAATTTTTCAGTCTTAAGCACCGCCGCGCCTGCGCCGCCCTTAAAATCAGCTAAAAGGCCCGACGCTAACTCGTACCCTTTTTGAAGGTCAGTATGCGCCGCGCCTGCGTAATTGCTTTGGAGCTTGCTTAAATACCCGTACCATTCTTTAGCGCGGGCCTGTCCAAGTGCTTTGAACCCTTCTTCGCCCTGACCAAACGCTGCGTCGCCAAGTTTGCGTCGAATGGTGTCAATCGCATTAAAAGACGGTTGCAACACTTGGTAATTTTGCCCATCAATGTTTTGAATGTTTGCGCCCCTGCGCGCTAATTGTTGCGCTGAATTAGCCGACACCGGCTTCATTACCGGCGAAAGCGCGTCGCGCATCTGACGAAATGCAGAAAGCGTAAGTTGTTCTGTTTCAGGTGCTACGCCTTGCGCGGCAGGAATCGGTTTTTCCAACAGCACCGATTTTATTTTGCCGCTAAGTTGTTTGAAGAGCGGAAGATCCGATATAAATTGTTTGTTTTTTTCTTTTCCCGCTACAACTGCATCGCGTTCGGCTTTCATAGTTTGATAAGTTTCATCGCGGGCTAGCGTTTGCTCATCAAATCTTTTTAAGACCGCAGCGCGTTGCATCCCGCCAATGTCGGTCAATTCTACATTAGGGTCGCCTACGCGGTTGACCGTGCTTCTTGCTCTAGCCAGCGTATCGTCAGCGGCGGTTAGCACACCTGAAGAACTAATAAAATCATCGCGGTTTTGCGTGTAAGCAGCCGCTTCACGCGCCTGCGCCGCAGCGTCTGCCTCCGACGCAATACGTTGCCCGCCTTTTTTAATCTCTTCAAACAACGCTTTTGCCGCAGGCTCACCGCCCTGCTTCATTGCCTTAACTGTGTCGCGGATGATTGTCTGTTCACCTTGAGACAAATTATCAAAACTCATGCCAAGTTCTTGAGCTACAGATCTAGCCCCTTTATCAACGTCTATAGGCAACGCCGAAGTTGCCGCCGTAGCTATTTTTAGTATTTTACCAAACGTGGCGGGCGCGCCTATGTTTGTTACAAGGTCTGCGGCAGTTGCGTATGAGGGTTTAACGCCCGCAATCTCAAGTTCTTGTTTTACAACATTGCCCGCCCCGCCACCAACAAGCCCGCTTATCATAGCGGGTGCGCGTGCAATAAACGGCGCGCCCAACGCCATTGCAGTGCCTGCTGCTTTAACTGGGGCGTAAGGAACTTTTTGAAGTACTTTCCCCGTGCCTTTAAGTATTTCGGGTAACGCAAACCCTGTAGCCGCGCCTGCGGTAGCCGCGCTGCCGGTTTCCATAAGATCAAGATTTTGCCGAACAGGTTCATCCGCAAAAACACTATAGCCCGCGTCTTTACGCGGCACGGCAAAGTTAGGTTTTACCGGCGCGTTATCGGGTATAAATTGTCCGCCGGTTGCGGGCTGCGCGTTTTGTGCAGGTGCGGTTGCGTCGTCGGGAAAAAAAGGCATTATTCCACCACAAATGTTCCGGTTTGCCCACCGATGTTGACACGCACGCGGTCGCCGGGTTTAGCGCCGCGTTGCTTAAGAATTTGACCTGCCGCGTCAGCATTTGGAAAAGAATTTTCGCGGATAATTTTTTGCGGCGGTAGATCAATTTGCGGTTTGAACGGAAATTTAACCCCGCGTGCTTCAGCGTCTGTAACATCTTTATTATACAGACCAACTTTTGTTCTTAAAGCATCGCCGATAACATCCAATACTTGCGGCAACGCATTAGGGTCGGTTTCAAGCCGACCAAAAGCTTCTTGCAAAGCTTGTTGTTGCTGTTGCGTTGGCTGCGAATCCAATTTTTTAAGGTTATCCAGCACGCCCATAAACAAGCGCGAACGCAATTCTTCAGCGCTTTTAACGCCTTGAACATCAATGTTTGAGCCAAAACGGTTGTTAAGAAATTTAGCTGCGGTTAAGTAAGCGTCGCCGCCCGCGCCCATAAAGCTACTTGCTTCAGGAATAAGTTCTTTAGCTTTCTCAATGTTGTCCAATACAACTATTGTTGTTTGAAGCTCTTTTCTGGTAGTAGCTATATCTTTTACATATTCTTTTTGCGCCGTTTCAGTTGCAGGTTCAAAAGTTTGAATATTAGTAACCGACCGCTTATCTGCCGGCATAAGTGTTTGGCCACCAAGTTCAGGGTTAGCTCTTTCCCACGCAAGTTTTTCTGCATCAGCAGTTTTAGTTGCCGTTTCAGCAGGCGTAAGTGTTTTGTCAAAGCCCGTTACTTCTTGTTTGAATGTTGGGCTATTTGGGTTCATGTCAACAAAGATTTTTTTGCCACCTAAATCTAGCTCGACAGGTTTTGCCGTTTTTGCTTCTTTTGCGCGCTCAGTAGCTTGAACCAACTGCTCGCCGGTCAAACTAACCGAATGGGCTTGCCATGCGGCGGGGTCTTTAGCAAACAATTCTGCGCTGCGGGCGGCGGCGTCTTCCGGCGAACCGTACAAACTTGCAAATTCAGGAAATTCTTTTGCCATTATTAACGCAAAATTTGCCGCGCTGTCGGGGGTGGTAACAGAATTTGCAAATTGTTTTACAAGATTTAATCGGGCGTCAATGTTTTTAATATTTATACCTTTAGTAGTTGCCTCTTGCCCCGCAGTCTCTGCGGCTGCTTTTTTGCCAAGAAGGTTTTTATTCTGAAGTTCAGCAACATTGCCTGCTTCCGAAGCAGGATCGTAAGGAGCGCCCGTGCCGCCTGGCGCTGGCGTCGCGCCATAATTGCCGTAGATTTCAAGCAATTCGCGTTTACGAGCTTGCTCTGCCAAAGCATTCCCTGCCGCTGCCTTACGCTCCTGCGCCGCCCGCGCACGATCTTCCATCGTGTACTGCTGTTGCAACCGCGCATTTTCTTGCGCTATTCGCCCGCTTTGAAGTTGCGACAATGCGTTGGCAGTGCCTACAAAATCAAAAGGGCCGGGGACATAAATTTCAGCCATTAGAAGTCTCCTGGTCTAGCAGTCGGCATAGCAACCGAACCGCCGCCTGCTAAACTGCCATAGTTGCTGTATGGGCTATAGCCGCCATTACCAAACATCTGGTTGTACATCATATTGGAGTTAATCGTGCCTGCCGCCCCGCCAAGCGCCCTGTTCCAAGCATCTGCCGAGCCAGTGTAGCCAGAAGCGCGGGCGTTACCGGCGGCTATCATGTTGCTACCGGCATTGGTCGCGTAGTTTGCGCCGGTGCGGCCAAGCTCGGACGCCGTTGTCTGCCCCTGTCCCAAAATAGACTGAAGCGGCGTTAGCACATCAGAGCGGTTGGTGCGGTAACGGTTGTACGCGTTCTGGTACTCCTGCGAGCCAAGATCCTGCCCATACTGTTGCGCGGCACGAAGCGCGTTACCAGAGATCAAACCGCCTCTAGCCGCTGCCTGTTGATCAAGACTTTTCAAGCCTTCCTTCATGCGGAACGCATATCCAGGGTCAGCCTGAAAATCAGACATACCAAATGGTCTTATACCCGACCCGTAACCTTCAGCAGTCGTGCGGTCGCTCAAGCCAAGAAGATCCATCAAACGATTTTGCGCGGTAATGCCGGCTTCGTAAAACGGTTTCTGGCGAACAACGCCTTCCTCGTACATCTGCTTCTGAAGTTCGGTAGCCTTGTCCGCTGACTTAGCTTGCGTCTTTGCCGCCTTGCTCGCCGCTGACGACGCCATCGCACCGCCGATAAGCGACGCGCCTGCACCAATCACTGCCCCGATAATAAAAGCCATCTTAATGCTCCAGTTTCAGTTGGTCGGCGTAGGCAAGCTCCTGCTTGTTATTATCACCGCCCTGCAATTGGTCAACTGTTGATTCCGTAAGTTCTTCGACCAGCTTATCAAGATCCGTCTCGTTTGTCGCGTGGATGTTTGTCCAGACCGTATCCTCAAGCGCGTGGATGGCACGCTTTGTACCCGGCTGCGAGACGATAGTGACCGGCGCTACGAGATCCATAATGCCATCCTCGGAGATAACATGGACGTGGCCTTGGGAGAGGATGCAAAAATGTGTCGTCTTATGAACAGCGCCAGTAAGGATCGTACCGGCAGGCATGAACATTTCGCGGGCGTACATCCCGTTGGCAAAGTAGTGCTTAATAGGCAAAAATGCAGGGGGCATCCCCTGCATCATGTCTTCGATCTGTTGAACTTGTTCTCTCATAACACCCCGTAACTTACACTGTTATATTTTTTAGCTCATATAACGTTGAGCAAGTATCTACTAACAATGTGACATCCCTCAGACGCTGCTTCTCAGCAACGATGGCTGCGGTGTCTGCATTGCTCTCAAGCGCACGTTGGAAGGCTACGTCCTGCGCGGCGAGTAGTGGCTCACGCTCTGCCCGTAGACGCTGCTTGGTAATGTCCTTGGCCTTGTTGATGTTGATCGTAATCATGCAGAATACTCCCACGCATTGCGGAACGTGCGGTCAGATGGAATGTCGGACACATCTACAATCTTGAAGGGCTTACCAGAAGGCACGTCCTTGGCAGCAATTTCCTCAATGGTCATCGTCTCAAGAGCCTCTGGAGCGGGGACGATGATGGAGACTCCACCGTCGTCGTTTGGGTATATGACATAATTCATTGGATTATCCTTTTAGCGGAAGATTGCTGCCCAAACATAAGCACTATCTACTGTTACACCTGTATTTGTCGGCCCCATAACAATAGTCACCGCTGATACTGTTGGTGTTGTTCCTGATTTTACTACCGCGTTCCAATTCCCACCTGAACCAGCACCGTCGTTTCTTGCGCTAACAACAAATGAATAACTCACGTCGGGCATCGCAGTCGTAAGGTTTATAGTGTAGTCACCGTTGCCGTTATCCGTAATGCTCGTAACATTCCCACTCGCACGGATAGCAACTGTACCCGTGCCGTTGAAGTTCACCCACGCACGACAGCCGTATGCC